GTAAAGAGCTTGAATCGTTCTCTGACGATGTCGACTGGGTGAAAGCTGTCCTTGCGGCTTACACCAAAACTTACGAGGGAGCGGAAGCGGGAAACTAAGAGAGGCTGCGATTTATTGGGCGTCCGGCGGCAAAGAAGTCGAGGACAGCACCAATGATGATGCAGCTGCTTTTGGAATGATTTTGCCAAAGCCGGAGCCGACAGAGTCTACGGATTTTGAGGTTTGGGAAGAAAACTGGGATGCAGTCATCATGTTTCTGCGACTGCAGACCCAGTGGCAGGTTTCAATGAGTGGATATGTCGGATTGAAGTATGAGGTACTGCTAGGTTCCGAAGGCTTGTTTGGCCTCTACAATGTGGAGGATCGTAGAGACATGCTTGAGCGTCTCCAGATAATGGAGGCGGCAGCCCTAAAGGAACTCCGGAAACGCTCTGATGGCAAAGGCAATTGACACTCTTTCCATCAGGCTTGATTTCAAGGCGGGATCTGGCTCTCAGCAGATAATTGACAAGATTGGCAATTCAATAAAAAACTTAAAAGTAATAACAGGCAAGACGGCTCCTTCTATTGAAAAAGTAAGAAGATCAATAAACGATTTTGCAAAGCAAGGCAATAGAAGCATCAGCACGATTGAAGGGCAAGTTACAGCATTAAGGGCATTAAGAAGAGAAGCAGATATCAATAGCAAGGAGTTCAAAGAGCTAACAGCTGACATTGGAAAGTATGAAAAGCAATTAAGCAAGGCGCAAGGTCAAAGAGGTGGTGGCGGGGCTCGTCAGGCAACACAGGTGGCTGGCGCCGTTATTTCTGGCGGCATTTTTGGTGGGCCTGAAGGTGCGATCGGCGGCGCACTAGGTGCCTTTGGCGGTGTTCAGGGAGCTTTCGCTGGCGCTGCTATTGGCGCTCAAGTTGGTGGTATTAGGAAATCTATTGGCGCTGCTGCTGATTATTCGGCGCAAATTCAAAAACTTCAGATAGCTCTTCGTGGTGTTGCTGGATCTCAAGAAAATTACACATCAGCTTTAGATACCGCGGCTCAAGTCACACGCTCTCTAAACGTTCCGCAGCAAGATGCAGTCCGAGGTGTAACTCGATTGACTGCGGCTGTAACTGGGGCTGGCGGACCTTTGCAAGATGCCGAGACAACATTTAAAAACGTAACTGCGGCAATTAAAGCCACTGGTGGCAGTACCGAGGATGTGAAAGGCGCGATTACTGCCATGGTGCAGGTGTTCTCAAAAGGTAAGGTCAGCGCAGAAGAGCTATCTGGGCAGCTTGGAGAACGTTTGCCTGGTGCTGTAACTTTGTTCGCTAAGGCCAACAAGATGACCTTGCCTGAGCTTCAAAAGAATTTAAAAGCAGGAACGGTTGGTCTTAATGAGTTAATGGCATTTATTGAAGAATTAGGCGTTAAATACTCTGGAACCGCTCTAAAAATTGCCGCTTCAAACGCTGAGGCTGGCACAAGGCTTACTGTCGCTTTCGATGAAATGAGGGCGTCTGTTGGCTTGGCATTGGGTGAGACTGGAGCCGAGTTGCAGGATACTTTCACAAAATTTATTCAAGACATAACACCATCGATGGTTAAGGCAGCAAAAGTAATTGCCAAAGCAATGTCTGGCTTGGCTAACAATTTAGGTCCAGCATTGGCAGGCTTAGGGACCTTTGTAGGCATAATTACTGCCGCAGGTTTAATTAGTACCCTTACAAATTTAGCGTCAGGGCTTGGACTCTTAGGCATAGCTGCTAAGGGTTCAGCCACTGGAATTGGTGCGCTGACGGCTTCAATGGCTATAAACTCATTGTTCGGCGGAGCGTTAGCAGTTGCAGGCATTGTTGCAGGCATTGTTGCAGTAACCAACGCCCTTGGGCGACAAAAAAAAGAATTGCAAGAGCTTGCCAAGCTTAAGCCTGGACAGACATATGCAAGTCTCTCAAATGAAGAAAGAGCAACAAAAATTTCCTCAACTAAATCTTTAAGAGCAACCGCTGAGAAGGAACTTGAAGATCAGTTAGGATCTCTTTACAAGGGGCAAACCGTAGAAGAGGCTCCTATCAAAGTTAGGAATAGAATTGTAGAACTTAGAAAAGAAATCGCGGGATTCGATAAAGCTCTGGAACGTTTGACTACACCTGTAAAAAGAGACCCTAAGTCTCCTTTTAAGTACAACCCTGTTGCCGAAGAAGATGACGAAGGCGGCAGTGGCCGCAAAGGGCCGCAAGACATATTAAAGCCAGAAGCAGATGCATTGATTGCTGCCAATAATTTAAAGAGAAAAGGTGTTGAGATAACTAAAGAGGACATATTAGCGCAGCAAAAAATTGCACTAGAGGCGGCTAAGTCACTTCTTCCTCAAAAACGACGAGTAGAAATCAATAAAATTAACGTACAAGCTGCTAATGATATTTTTGCGTTAGAGGAGAGACAGAGGAAGCAAGCAGAAGACAAGATCAAGAAAGAGCAAGAAAAAGCACTTGCTCTCAGCCAGATTAAATTGGTAACAGGAGAGATAACAGAAGAGGAAGGTAGACAGGCAGAGATCAGACAGCAAGCCTTTGAACTCACCAAGCTATTCCCCGAACAGTTTGAGGCTGTACGTGCTGCGCTTGAAGAAGCTTCAAGTCCTTTGGGCAAGTTCAAGGATGGCTTGAAAGAGGTGTTTGAGTCAGCAATGGATCTGAATACTGCATTGGGCGAGGCTGGAGTTCAGGCAGTGAGCAGCTTTGGCGATGCTTTTGCTGATTTTGTTGCGACAGGCAAGGCAAGTTTTGCTGATCTAACTAAATCGATACTGCAGGACTTGGCGCGAATTTTTGCAAGGGCTGCCATGTTCCAAGCTCTTGCGGCTATTCCAGGAGTAGGCAATTTCTTGGGTCTGGCAAAAGGTGGGGTAACCAAAGGCATGACTCCTCCTACGACAATTCCTGGCGGTGTTGGCGCGATGGCAGCAAATGGTCTTGCAGTAGCCAGGAACGGAATTGTGCCTTACGCCAAGGGTGGCTTAGTCACAAAACCAACCTTGTTTCAGTACAAGCAAGGTGGTGTCGGCAACTACGGCTTAATGGGCGAAGCTGGCACCGAGGCAATCATGCCTTTACGTCGTGGTGCAAATGGCAAGCTTGGGGTTGAAGCTTCTGGCGGCGGGGTTAGTAATGTAGTGGTCAACGTTGATGCTTCTGGATCTAACGTGCAAGGTGACCAGCCAAATGCCAAGGCACTTGGTTCTGCAATTGGTGCAGCTGTGCAGGCTGAGCTAGTTAAGCAAAAACGACCTGGAGGACTGTTGAGTTAATGGCCACTTTCCCTGATATCGCTCCAGATTATGGGGCTTCAAAATCAGCGCAACCAAGCGTGCGTTCAATCCAATTCGGTTCTGGTTATTCCCAGCGTGCAACTTTTGGGATTAATCAAGATCCAAAAGCATGGAATTTGTCTTGGCAATATAGAACAACAGCTGACACCAATACTATTGAAGACTTTTTAGAAGCTAGAGCAGGTGTTGAATCATTTGATTGGTCGCCTCCGGATGAGGCAGTTACTTACAAATGGGTATGCTCAAACTGGACTAAAACAATGCCGTATGCGAACCTTTTCAATATAACGGCTACTTTTGTCCAAGTGTTTGAGGCGTAATGAGCTACCCAATCTCTGACCATGCCTGGGAGGCCAATAAAAGTTATCTTGTTGGTGATGTTGTTCGGGCGTCAGCATCACAAGGTTTAACCCTTGCATTTAAGTGCATTGTTGCTGGCACGTCAGATGATACCGAGCCAGTTTTCCCACGACAAATCACTCATACTGTTAAGGATGACGGAGTGACATGGGAGGCGTTTGAGCCTCTTTCAGATGAACTGCAAAAGCTAGCGCCAACTGCTGTTATAGATTTGTTTGAAATTGTTTTAACTCCACTAGTCAATAACACAGCCCCGCAAAATGTCCGGCAAGCTGATGGAACAATTGATGACAATACATATTTACGTTATCACGCCGGAACTAATAATTTAGTTGAAAATGTTGTATTCGACAGCAAAACCTACCCTGCAGCACCTGTTGAAGTTGATGGCTTTGCATTCTCGTCAAAAGGCACCTTGCCAAGACCAACCTTGAAAGTGGCAAATGTAAACAACGCTATTAGCGCCTTGCTGCTTTCGCTTAATCCTGATACGGGAGAAAAAATCAATCCGCTAAA